TCGGAGTTATTTCTTGCGCGCTTACCCCAGCGTTTATATTTACATAATGCGCCGCTGATAAATCCCAAGCTTTTGACCCTGCATCGTAGTACGCATGGCTTACATCCCATGCGTTAGGGTTTACGCCGGAACTAGTTGCGCCTTGTAGAGATTTACTAAGCATTACGCGTTCCCAACTCTAGCACCGTAAACCTGAGTAGATACCTTCCACAACACGATAACTGTATATCCTGTCGTGTTAAGCGTCGGCGCAGTTCCTGAGTCTGTTTTCCACACGACACCAGACCCACCAAATGTCGCATCAGTCCACGTCAGCGTATAAGCAGAACCGTCATCAACCATTAGCGTCACAGCCTCACCAGCCGCAAAGTTTGTTGCTTTTGGTGTTCTGCTTGCACCTAACGTAACGAGCTGGATTGATCCGTTACCGGGGTCAATCTCAAACGCAGCACCGTCTGTAATAGTGAATACGTCCTCTAAGATCGTGCCGATAATTGCAGGATCAGTCAGCGTCTTATTAGTCAACGTCTCGCTACCACTAGGAGTAACGTAGTCCGTACCAGCAGTAGCCTCAGCAATAGCACTTTGACCATTACCTTTTAGCAACGCACCAGCAGTAAAACTTGCCGCACCAGTACCGCCGTAAGGAACAGTAATTTCCGTACCATTCCAAACACCAGACGAAATCGTACCTAACGCATTGACGTTATTTGATGCATCTTTATAAACGGCTCTTTCAGCCGGATACGTTACGAATACGTCTTTAGTGCCAGCACCAAAGTTAACCGCATTATTGCTGTTCGACGATTTTAGGATCGTAGTCCTAGCCAACGTACCAGCACCTACCGTACCTACGCCTATCTCATAATCAGCACCTAGTGTGATTGTGTAGTAGCAAGTATTAGTATCGCCAATTGCTGAACTAAAAGTCCGAAAACCCGTTACAGCCCCGTCCAGCGTCAATGTGCCTGTGCCAGTCGTGGTGGACGTTTCACGAACTCGGTCAGCAATTACTAAAGGCATAATTACTCCATAGTCACGGAAAGGTTACCAGTCGAGATCGTAAACACATCGCCAGAAGCAATCGATTTAGACGCATCTAGTGGTGTGTAATACAGCAGATTACCGCTAGTAGCAGCATCCAAAATGCCGATGTGTGTCACAGTTCCCCATGTGCCAGTTGCAGTCGGGAAAGTAACTGATGCGCTATTCGTTGATACACCGTTGCTAGGCGCACCAAACGTCACAGCAGTACGAGCATAAGAGCCACCAGATACCTCAGTACCTGTATTGCCTTCACCCGGATCGTCTGTGTAAAGACCTACATAAACCGTTGTTGGGCTGGTGTAGGATGTGTTACGGAGAACTGCATTAATGACAGCGTTCTCCAAGTAGTTTGACATCTCTGCCATGATTTCACCTCACGTTATAAGACATACTCATTGGTTGACCGGAATATTCACTTGCTTGGTCGGTCGTTGAGATTCCCTCAATCGCCCTAGAATACAAGGAAGCCCAAGTCTGCAACCTCGCATCATTCATCAAATACGGTTCAGCCTCACCCAAAGCCGCATACAGCAATGCATCAGGACAGTTTGCTAGGAACGTATTACTAGCGTTAGTGTCACTCAATAGCGCAGGTTTAGCGTAATACAGCATTTGAACCGTATAAGCCGTGTCAGGAACTGGAGCTAATTGCATCTCAGCACCTAAGATCGTGTAATCAACTGGTCTGCCAGAATCAGTTACACGGGCTGTTTCGTAGAATGAATTAGGAGCTTTGTAGCGCAATGTAAATACCGGGGTGGTATTCAAATGAATATCGCGCATCGATAAGAAGTCTGTCGGTAACCCTAGAGTTGAATCACCGCCAGTTGTTGAAGCCGTAGCAACTACCAACATTTGCCGAATCCGTAAGTCTCGCTGCAAACGGTACTCAGCCAACTGAATAAAATCAGGAATAACAGAAGTCAGATCACTACGCGCTAGGTAGTTCGCTACCGTATTCTTTAAGTCGCTGTAGGTCGTGATCGCCATTTCATTCCTCTAATTGCTCGAAATCTTTCCAGCCATATTCGTAAGTGCCAATGTGCCGGATGTGCATCGATAACTCATGGTCTACATACGTCTGGAAGCCCTCAGAACCGGCTTTAACGCAGAAATACACATCCTCACCACAAACACCACTAGAACCCCATCCAGCGTCAAACCAAGGTCTGCCAGTCTTTTCAAACACCTCTCGACGAATCATCACAGCACCAAACCCTACCGCTGTAACTTCCTCGATACCTTCTTTCCCGCGAGAGTCAATGTTCGACCATTCATGAACGAGAGTCTCCCCATCCATGTACTTACGCAACATCTTCGCAGTCGGTGTTACTGGCTTCCTTCTAGTCGTTGCATTGACACCAACTATCGGCACTTCACGACTTAGCATGATGCTAATAATATCGTGAGGAAACCGCATATCGCTATCAATAAACAATACTGCGTCGCAACCTTCTTTAAACGCTACTTCTGCCAACTTCTCACGCTGGTCAAATATCAGCGTTCCCGGCATTGTATATAGGCTCAAACCGCCTTTGCCATCTTTACAACGGACTGACGCATCATGAGCCGCCATCCGAGCAAAATCAAAAGCAAAACCTGTGTGAACCTCATCCCTACATGGTACGCAAACACCAACTCTCATATGGTTCCTCGATACGTTTTCCAGACAGCATTATCAGGATCGTTCAGCCACTTGGCAAACCCAACGTTATCCACCACGTTAAAGCCCTTCATAATCCCTTTCTGGTTCAATACATCGATAACCGTAAAAGGTATTCTGGCTACATGGTGCAATTCGTTAAGATGCCCTTTGCGTTCTTTATCGAAATCTAACTGAGCCTTGTTAGCCTCAATGATCTCGGTAACGTCCTGTTTAGTCTCGATGACGATACCACCGTCACCATCCTCATATGCTGTTTGAGTCCGTATCGGAGTACTCATAAATCCTTTCGTAGTTCCCCCTAGCCCGTAGGCTAGGAGGATTTGCTACTAATTACAGGCTCATATCGAGATCGGCAATGATCCCGTGAGCAGCTTCGTTCTTAACTTCCAGAGTGACTTCAGCCAGCAACTGAGTATTCTCAGAGTCACCAGTTTTAGCCAGATCGTTAGTCTGGAACGGACGCAGATACGCTAGTGCTGCGTATTCTGGATCGAGTACCAGAGCATCACGAGTACGCATGAAGCGGTTAGGAACAACCGACATCGTGCCAAAGTCAGACATATAAACGTCAGCAGCACCGATAATGGTGGTCGGAGTGTTACCCGGAGCCATGTAACGCTGTGCAGCGATACCAGCAAACGAGCTAACCTTCTGCTTACCAGCAGCACCAACCATCAGAATCTTAGGCGAACCACCCGACACGAACACCTCAGACACTACAGTCTTCAGCAGAGCCTCGGTAAAGGTACGCTGTGTACCATCAGTACGAGTCGAAACACCGATAGTTGCAGGATCAGCACCGCCCGAACCTACGTCCGAGTTAGTCTTGATCCATGACAGGATCGAACCGAGCTTACGAGCAACAGTCGATGTACCAGCCGAACGACCTTGGTTAGCCAACAGGATAGTTTCCAGATCGCGCTTCAGTTCAGCCGATGCTTTAGCCAACTGATAAGCCTTTTCCGACTTACGACCTGCCTTGTTAACTGTGTCCAGAGTACCCGAAACCTGAACGGTCTTTTGGATAATCTGAGTGTAGTTACCAAGACGAACGGTAGGAGACAGAGTAGCCGATGTAGCGTCTGCACCTTCAACAGCAGCGTTAGCAGTCGTAGCAGCAGCTAGGCTGTCAGTCTGCCACTCATGATAAACGGCTGTAGCTTTGGTCTTGCCAATCGAACTCATGAAAGGAGTTTCGGTAGGCGAGATGTCATAGATGATGTCGGTCAAATCTTCGCGCTGACCAATCGCGCTATGTGCTGTAAATGTAGGCATGATAATTTCCTATAAGAATCGTTCAAATGCTTTTGCGGCATCAGCAACCCTTCCGGTCTGCTTTGCTCGCGCTTTTAACTTTCTCAGTTCATCGCTACCCTCACGTGGCTGAGATACCCCCGGCTTAACAACCTTCGGAGCCTCATTCACACGCTTGGTAATTCCCGGTTTAGACGATTGCAACTTATCGTATTGCATCGCCTTCCAGAGCGTTAGAACCTGCCGAGAATCATAGATTCCCGATAATTCTTGGTCTGAAAACCCTAACTTTAGGCCAAACTCCCTCAGTTCTCGCCGAGTTACTTCACCTTTCTGCGGATCAGCATATTCAGGAATTACTTCTGCCAGCTTCCGAGCCTCAGCCTGTATAACTTGGCCTAGCTTCTCTTGCTGCTCCTGCTGTTGCTGCTGTGCAATTCGCTGACGTTCTGCCTGAACTTGAGCTAACTGCTTTTCCCGCTGTGACATCTCAGCGACCTTAACGGCATAACCGATTGGGTCGTTTTCCTTCAAGTAATCCAGATTCTCAGTCTCCGGCTGCTGGTTAAGCATTTGCTCAATCACTTGCAACCGTTCTGCGTATTGGTCACGCAGATACCTAGCTTCCTCGATACGCTGCCTCTCTGCTTCTACGGCTTTGCGTTCTTCAGCTACAGCTTGCGATTTCTTTGTATAGTCTGTGCCAAGTTGATAAGACTTGATAAGCTCATCAAGGGTTACCTCACGTTCTTCACCGGCTGCTTTCACCCGGAACTTTTGAGGCTCCTCTTGCTCGTCCTGCTCATCTTCTTGTTCTACCTCCGAGTATTCCTCGGATTCGGCTTCGCTATCATTGGCTTCGGCTTGGAGTTCTGGTTGTTCCTGTTCGGAGCCTTCATCCCCACCCATAAGACCCATGATAGCGTCGGCTGCACTACCTACATTTAACTCTGGACTACCGGAATCCGGTGTCGTTCCTTGAGTATCGCTCATTTTTTCTTTCCTAAATTATATCGGGAACCGCCCGAAACGGGTTACAAAATCTTTAATCGCTTCTCCTCGATTAGCTTGTTCGCTGCAAGCCCTTCCAAGTAAGTCTCAACTAATTCCAATGTCCTTAACCGCATATAAGCAGTCTCTCTAGCCTGAAGATCAGAGTAATCGCTAGTTGCGAACTTATTAAGTTCAGCAGTCCTTAGCTCATTCATCATTTCCTGAAAGAACTCATCTCTCAGTAGATTCTCAGCCCATTGAACTTTGTTCATGCGGTCAGATTCCCTAGCTCTTTAATTGCCTTCAGAACAATATCAGCCTGTTTCTGCCGAGTAGTCTCGTCAGCCAAGTCCATCGCTAGGATGGCTTGCAACTGCTTAACCGCTAACTCAGCCTCACGAATCTTCATATCGGCTTCTTGCTGGCGTGTTTTCATCGCCATCTCAAGACCCTTGCGAGTGAACTCAGCCTCTAACGACTGACGCTCTAGCTGCAACTTAGCAGCCTCAATCTCTGCCTTAGCTTGGGTCTTTTCTCGCTCTACCTCAGCAAATATCTTGGTAGCCTCTGCTTGCTGATCTGGTGAAGGAGGCTGTGGCTGCGACAACTTCTCGTTAATCTCAGGCGTAATCTCGTTAAGGAAAGCATTAGCGTCCTTGAAACCTGCCGATTCAATCAGTCGTGCCAATGTGTCACGGTATTGCGCTACAGAAACCAGCGGATTTGATGGGCCAAACTGAGTCAAAATCTGCTCTTGCTTGGCTAGGATCATTTGCAACATGGCTAGTTTCTGCTCACGATCACCAGAGCCTAGACCCACGTTAATCGCTACGTCGTACTGATTCGTCCAAGTCCGAGGATCAAACGTCACGAACTTGCCACGCATACGGACAATCTTTGCCGTATCCTGATACTTGCCTAGCAAGTGCAGAATCCCCCTAAACAGCGACTTTACGCCTGTCTCAGCAAAGATTCGTGCTATCAACTCTAGCTTGCCAGAGTTCGACTTCATCATCGCTGAAATTGCTGTAGCGGAAACATTGTTCAGCACATCAGGGTCAAGACCTTGTTGCTGGTCGCTAACACCTGTACGTTTAGCCTGAACCTGATCCATGTACTCAAGCAATGGGAAAGCCTGAGCCGTTACCGCAGGAACCTCTAGCGGCATTACAGCACCAGCAGACTTCACCCGAACAATACCGCCCGGAGTTGCATTAAGAGCATCGTCTAGGTTTACTTGACCGTCAACGATAGCAACACGCGCATTGTTCGTCAGATACAGGTTATCCAGCATTTGTCTCGTTACCGTAGACTTGATTAGCTGGATGTCCATTGTCCGGTCTGCCAACGACTGACC